CATCTTTTGCTTGTTTAACATATTTTGATAAACCACCCGTGCCCATTTTAGAAAGCAATGTTCCTGCTATTTTTCTTTTACTCAAGTCCCTTAATTGTTGAGCTTTAATTGCTCTGTTTAATGGATCTTTAGTAGCACCTACGATCTCTTGTAATTTAGTGCCACCTGCTGCAGTGCCACCTATTAGATTTTGACCTGTTTGTAATAAAAATTGTGTTAATGGATTTGCTAAGGGACTAGCTCCTGCGCCTGCAATAGCATCAATTAAATTAATTCTACCTTGAATATTTTCTATGTCGCTACGCATAGCATCAGACACACCTTTATCTGAAAAAGATTCTCGCGGCTTGATCCCAGTCATAACACCTTCCATGACTTCTCCGCCTTTTCTAAACATTGGTCTTTTTAAAGTTATACTCATTATACTATTTTAATTTGTTGTTGAGGTGGACTAATTAATCTGTAAATACCAGCTAATGTTGATGCAGTTCCTAAACCTGTAGCTAATGGTGATGGTGTAGCTGCAGGTGGTAATATTTGTTCTCTACCAGGATATCCTGCAATTAATTGTGTAACACCAGAACCAAATTGTTGTGCTGCTTCTAGTGGTTGTAAAGCTTGTCTTGATGCAAGCTGTTGCTGTGCTGTTAATTGTTGTTGTGCTCTCGCTGCTTGCTGCGCGCCTAAACCTGTTAGTGCTGAGATCTGTTGACCCAGTAATGCAGGTGACTGTTGAGCTAGATTTAATTGACCAGCTCCTAACGTTTGCTGTTGTTGGAAAGCTTGACCTGCTAATTGTTGAGCTGTGCCAAAACCTTGTTGTAATAACTGAGCTTGTAATGCTGCTCTGTTTCTATCAGATGCTGCTTGATACTCTGCTCTCTCTACACCTTCTCGCCCACCACCAAATGCTCCTGCAGCAACTGCTCTTGCTGATAACGCTGGTAAACCTCTCTGTGCTTGTCTGTCAAATTCTGTTAATGTTGTATCAATAACATCTTGTTGATACGGAGACATATAAGTTTGATAAGCAGTTGGACTTACTAAATCTTTTGCTCTTGTTTGTGCTGCAGCTGCTTCTGTTAAGAAAGGTTGAAAACTACCAAGACCAGAAGCTAAACCTTCTGCTTGTGTTGTTAATGCACCAGGTCCAGCAACAAACTGTGGACCCATAATAGTAGAAAGGTCTGTGGTTTTAAATGTACCTATTGCTTTTGTAAGATCGTCTAAATATGTTTTTGCACCAGCTTCTATAAACTCTGCTGGGGCTGTTCTTACTACTTCTGACATTATACTTTTCCTCCTGCTTCTAGCATTTTCATTTGATCATATAACATTTGTGCACCTTTATTAACATCACCACCACCCATGCCTCTTACAGCATCAGCTGTAAATACAAATTCGTTATTTGATAACATTGCTGGAATGTCGTCTTCTTTTTCTTTTATACCAACCGGTGGTATAAATCCACCAGTTTCTCTAAGATCTAACTCTCTCACACCTTTTGGATTCTGTCTTATAGGTAGTCCCTCGATGCCCGCCGCTTGCATAGCATTATCACTAGCTGTATCACCTTTGGCTTTTTCTTTTCTTTCAATAAGTTCAATACCTTTTTTATCTAAAGACATGTTTCCACCTAACATTTCTTCTAATTCTTCTTTTGTTACAACTATTAGTTTTCCATCTGGTCCTACAATTACAGCACCTTCTTGACCTCCCATACCCATTTCAGCTAATCCTTGTACTCCTCGCTCAGTTGTTCCTTTGTCAAAACCTATTCTACCACCTAGAGCTGCTAGACCTCTTGTTTCTTCAATTCTTTTGCTACCCATCTCTGGAACTACTTCTTGTAAAAATTCATCAAACTCCATTGTTGGAGGTATAAGACCTTTTTTCTTCATGTCTAAAAACATATCAAAAGTATCTGACATTGCTTCGTTGTATCCATAAGATGCTGTTTTTATTGGGATGTCTTCTTCAATTCCAAAGTCTCCTGGTTTTGGTCCAAAAGGATTTACAGGTTGTGTTGTATCTGGTGGTAACACTGGACCTTCAGCTCTAAATTTATTTATTAATCTATCTATTTCATCTTGTAATTCTTGCATTTCTGCTGGATTTAATTCTTTTACAGGTTTACCAAATAATTGAATAGCTAAAGCATCAGACTCATCTCCTAATCCTGAAGCCATTTTCATAATACCAGACTCACCTTCAGCAAAACCTATTCTGCCACCTTCTGCCATATCTAAAGTTTCACTTTTATCAGCATACGTCATTTCTAACATTTCAAGTTCATCTAACTCAGCTGGAGTAAGAGGTATACCTTTATTATATTTGTCTATTAAAATAGAATATCTTTTACTAGCATTATAACCTGTACCACTTGCATAACCTATTCTGCCACCTTCTGCCATATACTCAGCTACGTTTGCAGCAACAAACTCTTCTACTTCTTCGTCTCCTGCGTTAGGATTTAAATTTTTATAATATCTTCTTAAATATAGTGCTCTAGATTCTGGATTAGCTAATGTTTCTTCAGCTTGTTCTGGAGACATACCAAATTGTTTTGTTAAGAAAGTAGATACTGCACCTAGTGTTGCTAGTTTACCTAGACTACCCATTGCTTTACCACCTCCACCTATACCTAATGCAGTAGCTATTTTTCCAACAGACGGAGCAAACTGTCCTCCTGTTCCAAGAATACCAGAGAAAGCAGCTTTACCTGTTGCTAAATTTGTAGGTGCTCCTACTAAAAAAGGTTTTAAACCTCCTGCTGCTTTTATTCCAATTTTTGGTGCATAATATAATGCAGCTGCACCTAATGCAGCTTTACCAATGTCAGACTTTGCAATTTTACCAACAGTCTTACCAACTTTTTTGACGGCTTTTTTAATACCACCTAATATAGCTGGTTCTCTAGGCACGATATCCATGATGCCACCACCCATTCGTAATTGTCTCTCCATCTGTCCTCTTGATATTGTCATAATTTAATTAAATTGTTAAGGCAGGCTTAAAATCCTGTGTTTTCCAATCTACTTGGTTTTACCTAATAAATCAAGGCTTGGCATGATGACTTTAATATCTCTTCGTATATCTGCTTCTGGCACTCCTTTTGCCTTCCAATCCTCATCATTCTTATATACTTCGCCTGTTTTTAAGTTAGATATTGTCTCAATAATCTCTTTTGGTTTAATTACTTGCATTACGTTGTTACCTCTCTTGGCTGTATTTCTAATATAGAAGCTATAACGTGCAGCTCATTCGCGTCAGAAGCTTGTACTTTTAGTATCTCACTCTCCTCCATAACCAAAGGCTGAGTCAAAAGTTCTACAGTTGTATTAGAAGATATAGCTTTTGTTTTAAATAAACTAAATATAGCACCACTAGAGTCAACTAAAGTTACAGTTAAGTTAGCCCCTGATCCAGCATCTTCAGAAACCAATATTGATTTTATAACTGTTGTCGTTGCAGTAGGCACTGTATATAAAGTTGTAAGATCTGTTGTAGTTAAATCTACTTTTTTATTTTTAAAACTATTAGCCATTAATTTAAAAAGAAGTTTTGTGCTTCAACTTCTTCCTTTAATTCTTGTTGATATGTAGTATTTAATTTTTGCACTATAGCGTCAAGATCTCTAACTTGTGCATCAGCTACATCTTGTCTGTATGTTGGTGATGGTCTTGTTAATATTTGCACTATCTTTGCCATTATCTTCTACCGTCTGGTTGTATATCTAATCTAAATCCACCAAGTTTCCAGTTTTGTGATGAACCTGTATTTGCTATTTTTAAAGACACAGCTCTTGCTCTAGCTCTTGTATCTACTTTAGTTGTAGATGATGTAACTGTAAAAGGACCAAGAGGTGAACTTGCTTGGCTGCTATTAGCAAAGTTTCTTAAATTTAATGTAATTTGTGTGTTACCTGTTTGAGATAAAAAGTCTGGTATAAATCTTCTTATCTTTGCAAAGAACTCACCATCTCCACCTTGTGAAATATCAAAATCTCCAGACTGTATGTTTGCAGTTACCGCAGTCACTGCGCTAGCTGTTACTTGATCTGTGCCTGTTTCATGTTCGTAATAGATAGTGCAACCATCTGTATTACCAACAACATCATAAGATGTATTTGAGTCAGCATCATAGTCTGTTGCATGTGGTTTACCAAACACAGAAGAGTCTTGCCATGTTGTTCTATCTAAAGTGCCAGTTGTCCATATTGGTCTTTCTGGAGAAGACTCCTGATAATTATATGTTACACATCTATCTACAACTGTAGAATTTTCTGTGCAGTAGAACCAAGTTATTTCTCCAAACAAATTATTTAATCCTGCATTAATTAATTGTGATGCAGTTGTGTTTAAATCATTGTAAACAAAATCCTCCACTAAACACGGTAGAGTTTGAAGAGCACCTGCATATTTAAAGAAACCGTTTTCTGAAAACCAGTACGCTGCACCGTCAACTTCAACCGCTGCGTTCTGTCCTATTAATCCACAGTTTGTGCCCACTTGTGTAAAACCAAAAGTGAAAGGTGGACCAATAAAACGCATCGTAAATAATGCAGTATCTGTCCAAACATAAATTGCATCTCTACCTCTAACAGCTCCTACAATTCTAGATCCGTCTGCAAGTCTTTGTGTACCTGCTGTGTTGGTTGCCGTAGGTGTGTACGTATTTATATCTTCTTGATTAGAGAATCTTATAAACATTTGATCTTGTGTAGATTGATCACCTATTGTTGTTTCTGTTCCAAAAAATACTAAGTGTCTATCTGGTGTAGATACAATCATGTCTCTCGACGCTGTTGGTGCATTACTTATAATTGTTGCTCTTGTTGATGTAGCACCAGATGCATTTGAGTCCCATTCAAATACTTGTCCGTTATGTATAAGTGCAATAACTTTATCTCCAAAGTTATCAATAGACCACATACCTGGATCAACAACTAAGTCACCAGATGCAGCCTCGCCCCACGCTACATAGTCTGTAGAGTTAGTTACAGTGTCTGCATTCGAATGTGATGCAGCTGTGGTATTTCTAACTCCTCTCGTTACACCTGTTAAAGTGTTGCCGGATATACCTGTATAAGAAATTTCTTCACTGCCTATTTGAATAAAGCTTGTTCCTGATGATGGAAACAACGTAGCATCAGTTAACACAATTGTCGTCGTAGAAGAGTTAATACCTCCATTCAAACTTGTTTGTGCTTCTCCCGATACCGTACCACCCCATTGTCCTAAACTCCAACCAAATCCAGGAAGCTGTCCTGCAGGTCCAACACTATAATAAGATTGAACTCTAATACCACCTGAAGTAGATGCTCCTGATCCTCCTTCTGTTGAAGGCATTGTAATAGTAATAGTTGTTGAAGATGGCACAGAAGTTACCATAAATTTATTATCATCAAAATCAGAAGCACCGTAGTTTGAGTTTGTAATAGTGCTAAAATTATCTAGTAATATAATATCGTTTGCTTGAAGATTATGATCGCTTGAAAAAGTTATTGTAACTACAGCTGAACCATTAGTTGTTGAAAAAGCACTTGTTAAAGTTGTGGTTGCTCTAATTGGGTGTATGTCATAAAATACACCACCTGTGTATGCGTATAAAATTCTGTTAGTTCCTATGATAGAAAACTTGTTACCCGATTTATTAACAATGTGATGCATTGCTCTAGCTGCACCAGTAAGTTTATTCTCACCTAATTGAGACCAACCACCTATTTTTTCTGGTGTAGAATATCTAAATCTAACATTATCACCATCAACCCACTGACCTTTAGCTTGGGTCGCAGTTAATTGTTTATTGAATCCAGGTAAAAATTGTACTTTTTGTAACGCCATAGACCTCCAGATTATAATAGATCGCGTCGATATTCAACGTTATTTGACTATTCCTAGCATAGGTCTTTTATCATACAAATTAGACTTTGCAAACTGTCCATCCGCATGATTATAGTGTAGGAATACTTGACCACA